CAGCAGTAAGTTCTTCAGTGCTATTCATAAGCGTTTACATAAATCTCAGAAAGAAGAATTTAAACTCTTAGGAAGAATTAACTATGAGTATCTTCCTTCAGAGTCTATGTGTGATATTCCTAATGGTACATTAAAAATATATCGTAATGACTTCGATGGCAGGATTGATATTATTCCTGTGTCTGATCCTAATATACCATCCTCTGCTCATCGCATGATGATGGCACAACTTGCACTACAGCTTTCTCAATCATCTCCTCCAGGTATGTTTGATATTGAAGAGCTAAATAAAACAATTCTTAGTGCAGCGAATATTCCTAACTTAGATAAGATTATGCCGAGCAAGCCAAAGCCTGTTCCACTTGATCCTGTAAGTGATATTGCTGCAGCAGTTAAGGGAATGGCTATCAAAGCATTTCCTGGTCAAAACCATGATGCACATATTCAAGTTAAGACCACATACCTACAAGACCCTGCGAATGGTGCTAATCCGTTAATGCAACGAATAGCTCCAATTTTAGAAGCAAACATGCAGGAACATCTTATGTTAAAGTATCAAGAACAGATTACTGGTATAACAGAAGAAATGATTTCTACATATGGCAATGATGCAGAACAGCAGGGCATTGATCCAAATAATCCTGATCTTATTGAAGCAGTTATGGCTACTGCTGCTCAACAAGTTCTTCAAGCCAATCAAGCTGCCGCTATGCAGCAACAAGCAATGTCTCCTGAAGCGCAGCTTGTTCAGATTGAAGGACAGAAGCTTGGTATTGAACAACAGAAAGTTCAAGCACAAGCAGCTAAAGAAGCAGTAAACGCCGTTAATAAACAACGTGAGCTTGATCTTAAAGAACTACAAATTCAGTTGGATATGTTCAAAGAAGGTGCTAATATCACAGCTAAAGCAGAGGATTCCGAACGTGACAGGGAATCTAAGAAGGCGCTTGCAGCTATGGAAGCGTTGCTTGAATTAGCAGATACTGAAGCAAACATTGACAGAGACAAAACTCTTAAAGCAGCAGATATGTTAGGTAAGTTTATCTCTGATACAAATAAAGGATAGTGATGGAATTTTGGGACGAGTTAAATTTAAAGTATAAAGAAAAGATAGAAGAAACAAAAAAATCTCTTGCGTATGGAAACGCTTCTAGTTACGATGAGTATCGTCAAGCAGTAGGTCTAATAGAAGGTGTTGAATTTGCACAGGACTTACTAAGGCATATAGTTAAACATCGAATATATGAGGAAGAAGATTGATGCAAGCTGTACAACTAGAGAAATCAATTAATAATTCAGACTGGGTAAATTCAGATAGTGATCTAATTGATGTAAATGATTTACCAGATATTCCTGGTTATCACGTTTTAGTTCAACCAGTAATAGTTAAAGAGAAAACTAAAGGGGGTATTATTATCCCTGAAAAATTAAAGGATGATATAGCATATCTTACTACAGTAGGCAGAGTATTAAAATTAGGTGACCTTGCTTATAAAGACGAAGAGAAGTTTCCATTAGGAGAGTGGTGTGCTACAGGCGACTATGTTTGCTATGGAAAGTTCACTGGTCAAAAGTTTGTTTACAAAGGTGTTAAGTTAATTCTTTTGTTTGATGATCAAATTATTATGAGAGTAGAAAGTCCTCATACACTTGATCCAACTTTTAATCTTTCAAATTAATTTGTGTATTTATATTATATATTATAAAATATAGTAACGGCGTAGGATAAACCTTAATTCGTTAGGTTCGCCACTAGCGGTACGTAAAGGAAAAGTAATGAGTGAGAATCAAGAAGAGTGGTCAACCATTGAAGTAGATGGTGTAGAAAAAAAAGAAGCTGTTCAGTTTGAAGTAGAAGGTCAAGAAGAAAATGAAGAACCTGTTCAAGCTGTTGTAGAAGAGAATACTGAGGAAGTACAAGAAGCTGCACAGCCTGAAGAAGCTGAAGACAAAGAACAGCCTATAAAAGAATTAGAAGGTATTGAGACTAAAGGCGCAGAGAAACGTATTCGCCAGTTAATTCGTCAACGTAAAGAGCGTGATGAAAAACTTCAAAGTATGGAAGAGCGTCTTAGTACACTTCAAAATGAATTAAATCAAAAAGAAGAGCAGTTATCCACTTCTCTAAAAAGTTCTATAGATAATAGCGAATCTCAATTAACTAATAATTTAGAGGCTGCTAAAAGTATTTACAGACAAGCTATAGAGAATAGTGATATAGATGCTCAGATTACAGCACAAGAAAGTATTAGTAAAGCACACGCTGAACTTAACCAGATAAATAATCAACGTACAGCGTTAGAGAATTATACTGCACAGGCAGAGCAACAACAGGTAAATCAACCACAACAACAGCCTACTAAATATGATCCGAAAGCTGTTGATTGGGCAGCCAAGAATGATTGGTTTGGTAAAGATCAAATAATGACTACTGCTGCTTTGTCTATAGACCAAGAACTAAAAGATGAGGGATACGATCCTTCTGATAATGATTTTTATGAGGAAATCGATAATAGATTACATAGTCGTTATCCTCAAAGGTTTCAGGGTACTCCTACTCAAGAACCTGAAACACCTCGTTTGCAGGATACATCGTCAAATTCTGCTCAAGTGGTAGCTGGTGCATCACGCACACCTAAAACTTCTAAGAGTAATAAAGTTAAACTAACACAAGAAGACGTTCGTTTAGCTAACAAATGGGGGATATCACTTGAACAATATGCTACTGAAAAGCTGAAGGTTGAAAAAGCCGAAGGCGACTACACAAGCATTTATTAATTAAGCGTGGAAGGAAAAATTACAATGGCACGAAACACAAACTCACGTAGTACTAGCACAAGGGAAGCTAAACCTCGTAGGACTTTTGAAGAACCTAATTGGTTAGATATTCCACCTACTGTTTCAGAAAGATTCAAAAGTGAAGGCATGTCTTTGCGTTGGATTCGTATGACTATGAAAGGCAACGACGATATTCAAAATATCAGTAAGCGCCAAGCAGAAGGTTGGGAAATAGTTCAATCCGAGGAAGTTCCCGAAATGACACACTCCTCTGTCGTGAGAGAGGAAGGACGATATTCAGGAGCAGTCTGTCGTGGAGACTTGGCTTTGGCAAAAATGCCAACTGACCTAGCTGAATCCCGTCAAGAATTTTATGAGCAAAAAAGTAGGGATGCGGTAGGCGCTGTAAACGCACAACTAATGCGTAATTCAGATTCACGTATGCCAATTTCAAACTCTAGTCGCTCAAGGGTAACTACAGGAAGGCAACCTTCTTTTCAAGATTAGCTTTCCTGTTTGTCATCGTAACTTTAAAACAAGGAAAGGAATAGTGTTATGAGTGATACAAAAGCACTAAACGGCCTTACTCCTTCTCGCAAACGTGGTGGTGCGTCGAATAGTACTGCTACGAATGAATACCCAATTGCAAGTGGTTTCGCAACTAATATTTTTAGTGGCGATATTGTTTGTAATTCGGCAGGAAAGGTGGTCGTTCTAAGCGTTTCAACCCAAAAAGCTATAGGTGTTTTTCAGGGTTGTAAATATACTGCTAACGGTGAAATTAAGTATTCTAACTATTGGCCTACTGGTACATCATCTGACGATGCGGTTGCATTCGTTGTTGATGATCCACAAGCTACCTTTATAGTTCAAGCTGATGCTTCTGTCACCGCTGGTGATATTATGTCGAAGAACTTTAGTTGCACATTGGGTGCAGGTTCTACGGTAACTGGTCGTTCAGGCTTCGGAATTGAAGCCGCTTCTCGCACTGACACTACAGGTGGTATGCTTCGTGCTATCTCTGTATTGGATGAGCCAGGAAACGATATTGATGTTGCTGCAGATCGTGCTTTCCCGAAACTTGAAGTTCGTATCGTGCGTCACGTAGATGCTTACATCTCCGCTGACTCATCGGCTAACTAAGGAAGGGAGTAATAAAAAATGGCTATTAATCGCTCTAGTATTGCGAAAGAACTGCTCCCAGGTTTAAATGCTGTATTTGGTATTGAATACAATGATGTGGACAATGAACATGCTTCACTCTTTGATATTGAACAATCAGATCGTGCATTTGAGGAAGAAGTTCTATTCACCGGCTTTGGTACGGCACCTGTTAAAAGTGAAGGTGCTGCTGTTCAGTTTGATGATGCACAAGAAGGCTATGCTTCTCGTTACAGTCACGAGACTATAGCTCTTGCTTTTGCAGTAACTGAAGAAGCTATGGAAGATAATCTATATGACACTTTTGCTAAACTACGTGCGCGTGGTCTTGCCCGTGCAATGGCTAACACTAAGCAAGTTAAAGCTGCTGATGTTTTCAACAACGGCTTTGCGGCGACAAGTCCTGGTGGGGACGGACAGCCTTTCTTCAGTGCTAGTCATCCAGTAGTTGGTGGCGGTACTCAATCCAATACTCTTGGTGCTACTGATCTTTCGGAAGCATCTCTTGAGTCGGCTTTGATTACCATCTCAAAAGCAGAAGATGATCGTGGTATTCTTGTTGGTCTACAGGTTGAGTCACTTCATGTGCCTTCGGACCTTGCCTTTACGGCAGACCAAATCTTGAATAGCACAATGTCAACGACAATTGGTGTTAACCCAACGACTGCTGGTAACGGTGCAACGAATGTTAATGATATTAACAGCATCCGTAATCAGGGTCTAGTTCCTGGTGGCTTTTATGTAAACCGTAGGTTCCAAGATGGTAATGCTTGGTATTTGCGTACTGATTGCCCGAATGGAGCTAAAATGTTTGTTCGTGCGCCTCTTCAAACTAAGATGGAACCTGATTTCGATACAGGCAATCTTAGGTTTAAAGCGCGTGAGCGTTACAGCTTCGGCTTCTCTGATTGGCGTAGCTATTACGGTGCTTCTGGTTCGTCCTAAGAGCAGCGTAAACTAGGTTAATATAGACTAAGTTAGGTGAGGGTGGAGAGAAAGATACAAACTTCTTTTTCTTCACCCTTTGCTTTTGTAATTACTGGTCTTGTTATATAATACAAATAATTAAATTCTATTTATATAAAGGAACAAAACATGGCAACTACTATTCGACAGGGATTTGTAACTGGAAGTGGGGCGGTTCTTGATACTGTAACTAGTGTCTCTCTTGCAGATACTCGTATCCGTTCCGTATTTGCTACAGGCGTTGGTCAGTTTCTTATTACTGGAACTTCTACTGATGCGCGAGGCACAGTTAAAGGAAATAATATTAGATTTGTAAATACAACAGCATCTGATGCAAATGAAGTTTATTTTTCTGATTTAGGTATTGCAATGAAAGGGACAGTTGTAGTTTCTGCTCCAACTTCAGCAGCTACATTAGCAGTGTTTTATGGTTGATTATACTTATTTAGTAAATGATATTATTCAGGCATCTGAGAATGAAGGAACAGAGTTTATTAACTATATTCCTAAGATGGTTAATCGTGCTGAAGAGCGTTTAACAAAAGACTTAGATGACTATGGTCTAGTATCTTATACTTCTATTGCTGTTTCTTCTGGAAATAATATCCTTACTTTACCTACAGGAACAAGAATAGTTAAGAATATTAATATTGTAAGTAACTCTACAAAAATTAATCTGTTACAAAGAACAGATGAATATATTAATGACTACTGGCCTGTAAGCGCATCAACTGATGAACCAAGATATTATGCTCCCCGTAATAATACTACAGTTTTGATTGCGCCTACTCCTGCTTCTACTTATGGCGGACAAGTTGTACATGTTAGTCGCCCAGTAACATTAACATCTGCAACTCCTGAAAATTACTATACTGATTTTTGTTATGACCTTCTTTTTAATGCTTCTATGATAGAGGCTATGGTCTTTCAAAAAGACTATCCTACTTCACAATTATTTGAACAGCGATACTCACAGCTTCTAGAACTACAACGCAATCAGGCACGTAGAACACGTAGAGATGATATGCAAAGTCCTGCAAGTCCTGCTGGCGCAGATGACAATCTAGTAGCTAATACTAATTAAAGGAGACTATAATGGCTGGTCCTATTTTTGATCCTCTTAATCCTAATGAAAGTCCTGCTACAAAGTATCAAAGAGAAATTGATGCTATGAATAGAAAAGGAGTAGGAAAAAGAAAACCTAAAGATAAGTCACTTGAAGAGGCTATAATTTCTGATGAAGAAAATGAACCTCTTGATTTAATTTATGGTAATCAAAAATTTAATCCTGAAACAGGAATGTATCAGACAATGAAGAAGGGCGGACAAGTTAAGAAACGAAATAACTTTTCAGGGCGTGGAGCGGGTCGTGCTTTACGTGGCTTTTAATTATAGGAGAATATTATGGCACAGAAAAGTGGACATGCAGCACGGCAGTCTAAGGAAAAAAAGAATGAACTTAAAGCTAAAGAAAAAAAATTAATTGATGCTATTATTAAAGATGAAGATACTAGTAATAAAAAACTAGGAATATTAAGAAGGCATCCATATTATAAAGCTTCTGTAGCAAGAGCAAAGAAAGAAAAAGAAGTAAGGGAAGAGAGAGAAAAGAAAGGTTTACCTCCTGAGAATATATTTCAAAAATCTAAAAGACGAGGAGCAGAAAAAGAAGTACCAAAAATAGAAGTCGGTCCTGCTCCTAAAGTAACTGCTCTTAAACCTGAAGGACCTAAAGGACCAAAAAAGAAAAAAACTGACTCTACTTCTACTTCTGATTCTAAAAAAGACCCGACAGAAGGTGGACGTTTTGCTTTTTATCCTGGTCAAACTTCAAAAGATTTAGGATTAATGTATGAAGTAGATAAGAATAAAATGTCTGACGAAGTACGTGAAAGACTAGAAGAAGCAGAACTTTATGAAGGCGACTCAAAGGGTGGTCGTGTAGGAAAAGGTAAGAAGAAGAAAGTAAGTCAAGCACCTCGCGGTGTTCGTTCTGCACTCAGAGGTTTTAAACCTAATATAGGTGCTAGTAAAGGAAATAAACGTACTAGAGGTACAGGAGGCGGCTGGGTTTAAGTATGGAAAAGAAAAAGAAAAAGAAAACTCTTCGTGAAAGAAATCCATATGCATATATGTTACCAACACCTCGTTTAGACTTACTTCCTACTGATTCTGAAGAATTTCAAAAAAAATCTCCATTTGGTAAATTCTCTCCATATAGTTATATATTAAAAGGGACTGAAGTATTAGGAGAGTTATTAGATGTTGAAAAGGAAAAAGATACTAAGAAAAAAAGTACTAAGAAAAAAAGTGGTGGTAAGGTTGGTAAACCTCTAGGTTGTGGACAAGCAGAAAGAGGTTTTGGTAAAGGACCATATAAAAAACGAGGCACTTAATATGGCTAAACTTTGTCCTAGAGGAAAAGCTGCAGCAAAAAGAAAGTTTGATGTTTACCCATCAGCTTATGCTAATATGTATGCGTCTGCAGTTTGTAAAGGTAAATAGGTAGAGAATGGCAGTAAGAACAAAAAAGAAAAGTGTACGAAAAGGTAAGGGCATGAAAGGAATGACTATCGGTGGT